AATTCTTACTCTCGAATGCTTTAATTATGCCTAAAAATTTATTGCGTAATAAAGCTACCTCGTTGATTAGTGTTTCAAAGTCAATGACTTCGTCTTCCCCGTCTACGTACTTGTCAGCATCTCGAGCGGTCAAGGCTCTGGCATATCCTTCCAGATACCTTTGGAAGTGCTTGCGACGGATCTTTCTCAACTGTATGTTAAGAAGATTCAGTACTGCTTCAATCTCTTGCAGTTGATTAAATCTGTGTTCAGTGATGCCAGGTAAATTGGTTATATTCTTTTCAACCAACCCGCCCACATGACATTCTTTTTTAGCTGACAGTAATTCCTGTTCATAATAACTGATGAAATCAGGAATTGCACTAAGATCTGCTACTACTCGACTATACCACATTAGTACTGATCGCTATAAGGATCTTCGTCGTCATCGTGCAGATCCTCATCATCATCATCTTCTTCATCATCAGCAGCATGATCTTTGAGATAACTGGCCAATGCACGTTTAATGTCGGGATCAGTCTTGAAGACCGATTTGATTTCATCCGCGGCACCATCATTGTCGATTAGCACAGCTACCAGGGTCTCAGCAGCTTCGTCACGATCAACTGAGTTAATGTAGCGTTTTAATTCACTCCAAATTTCTCGACTTAATTCTATTGACATTTTTATTCCTTCTGTTAATTATTACATTTAAAACATTAATTGTTCAGCACTACGCTGATTAAACCAAGATTTTAAATCTTGATATGGTGCCGCATAATGAATGCTAAGGGCCCATCGTTCTCCACTATTTTTTACTCCATGTCTTGTTGTTGCATCCAGTATCCATGCTTCGCCAACTACACTAGGATAACTTCCATACACCCCATTTTCACTAACATAGGTATAAGCTTCGGGATCTGTGTTAGAAAAAATATAATTAAGGGCTGATAAATCCTTAGGTTGATCAACATGCTCACCGCCGTCAGTTAATAGCAAACTAATAGCACCCTCATCAGGTCCAAGCGATTGCATTTCTTTTAACATAATAGACAACCATGGTTCCATGCTACGGCTAATAAATGGGCCTGCTAATCTATACCATTTTGGACTTTTATAATTTTTACTTATTGTTCCGAATGATTTTAAATCAAAATGTTCTGAACCTAATTCTCCAGCACCAGGCGGATAAATACCAAGAGATTTAGCATGAGGTTCTAGAGACATCATTTTTTTAGATGCCTGAATAGTAGCTTCCCAATTATGGTTAATTCCCAACGGAACACGTTGAAAATACTCGCACATTATTCCTCCGTTGCAGTTTCTTCAGTACTTACCGTTTCTTTCTGATTTGCGAAGTCTTCCATGACTTTGTCAAGACAGCCAGCTTCGTTTGATTCCCAGGCCTTGCGGAACTGTTTGATGATTTCACCATCGCTAGTTACAAACATCAGTCTATTGCCGTCTTTCTTTAACAGGCCTTTCTTCTCAGCCAAGTCAGTCAGGCCCGAATAAGGATTCATTCCTGTTTCGTAAGGAATCTTGACCTGCATGCCTTCAAACGGTTTGGCATAGCGAGTTTTCATTACCTTACAACCAGCACGAATACCCATGACTTCGGAGATCTTGTTGCCATCTTCGTCTTCTTTGAGTTTCATTTTCTTCATGGCAACAACAATACTTGATGCATAGATAAATCCTTGTCCGCCTGAGATCTTGTCATCTGGATCAAACATGTCTTGGCTGGCGTATGTATGATTGGTACAGACCAAGCCCACATTATAACTACCAAACATGTTGACACAATTACGAACCAATGCTGTTAAGGCTTTGGGCTTACGACCCAAGTCACCTTTCATTTCACCAGCATCGAATTGGTTCACATCTGTGGGTGTCAGCATCATGCCCAAGCTGTCGATAACCCATAACACTTTCATTCGCTCACCATCCGGCAAGGCCTTGTAGTCACTCATGAATGTGCTAATGGCCTTGGCCACGTCATCAATCATGCTCATGTTCAACTTGAGCAGTTTTTCTTCGCTGGTGTCTACGTTCAATCGCTTGAGCCAATCTTCGTCCAAGGCATTTTCTGTATCAACTAGGATAACAAAGATGCCTTGATCCTGTGCGTTTTTGACAATGTTGCCTGAACAAATATAACTCTTGCCTGCACCTGACTCGCCGGCAAACACAGTTACCTTGCCCAGTGGAATGCCTCTGTTGAAGTCTCCGCTGATCAAATAGTTCAAGGCAAAATTGCCTGTGCTGATCCAGTCTGTAGGATCGTTGAATCCAATACTGAGACCATCGATACTTTTGGTGATGTCTCTTCTAAATTTACTTACATCAAATGGTTTTCCCATGTAGTTCTCCTTATGCTGAATGTATTGAAAAATTATTATTGTTCTTGAGGTTTTTATAAATCAACTGTCTATACTCAGTTAACCGATCATGTAAATTAGGTATATTACCCAGAGTCAGATTGTCTCCACAAGCAACCCGATTCATAGACTGACACCATTGTTGGTATTCGCTACTGAGTGGAATAGTCTGTGCTGGCAACAATTTCAAATCAACAAATCCCAATAGTTGGTCAAATGAATTTTCATCATTGTGTTCTAGATTCAAATCAAATGTTTGAAATTTGTTATACAGAGTTCTGCCAAGATGATTAAAAGTCAAATTAAAATTTGCAATATTGTTGGTTAGAACGGATTGATCAAAGACATTTGGAAATTCTTGCCAAGTCCCGTCTGACATTCCAAAATTTATTTGATTGAATCTAGATTCTAGTTTATGAACAGCAAGATTGATCTGATCATATTGTTGAGATCGATTTAATTTAGTCAACAGATTTCCTAACATAACAAATCTTTCATCGTCAGGAAACATATCATGTATATGTTCAACAACTCCTGTAAAATTATTTTGTTGTCTTTTTGCATCAATGTCATAAATTTGATTCTTACTTTTAACCCAATTGGCATGAAATCTATTTAAATTTTTCTGATTCAAATAATCCTCTGAGTTAAAAACATCATAACGCCAATCTGTTAGTTCTTCAATCCAGGTATTTACTTGTTCCAATACCGAATGCAGATGATTGATATCTTGTGTGACCAAATCTGTCCATTTACTATTTTGAACACAAAAAGAATTAGCTTTTCTTTGATTTAACTGATCAATGTAGTATTCAACCAAGTCAGGATTTGTCGACACAAAATCAATTGAGTCGCCAGAATTATCAAATGTTAAAGAAAAATTCATCAAGTATAATAATTATGGTGACAGATTTTACTCTGTCACCTATTTTGAGTTACGCCTTTTGACGGCTACGGATCATGGCCAAGATATCTTGAGCCTTGTCTGTAGATGCTTTTGCCGCAACTGGTGCTGTGGCCACTGCTGGTTCTTCGTCATCAAAGTCGCTGGTCGCAACCGGCGCTGGTTTGGCCACAGATGCTGGAGCATCTTCATCTGTGTCTACTGCTGGAGCGGCGCCTGCTGGAGCTGCTACACCTGCTGGTCTGAAGTAATTGCCCCAACGCTCGGTGTCATAGCTCTGACCATCAACACTAGCTTCAAACATTTCTTTGATGATTTTAAGATCAACATCAGTTGGCTTCTTGGGCAAGAACGATCCAAGATCATACAAGCCGTGTTCGGCAATGGCCGCTTGTTCTGCTTCAGTTAGAGCACTTTCTTTCCTGCTCCACTTGCTGCTGTTGTAGTCAGCAAAACCGCCTTTGGCGCCTTTGGTGACGCGGAAGTCCAGGCCACGTAACAGGTCTGTTGGCAACTCTTCCAATTCTGGATCCATTAGCGCACCTTTGATGATGGTAAAGATCTGAGGTCCGATAATAAATCTACGGATTGGGTTGGCCGGTGTCTTGTCATCGTGTAGGGGATTCTCACGCACAAAGCCTTGAAAAATGTAACTGCGCTTCTTCCAATACTTACGACCCATGTCTTCTAAACTCTTGTCCTTGAACCAAGTACGCACTTCTGTAAGTACTGGGCAAGTGTCTCCCCACATTTCCACGCAAGGCACTTGTACAAAAACTTGTTTGGATTCCATCTCACCTTTGACACCATTGAATGGCAATCGGATCATGGCCCGTTCTGCCCAAAAGAATGTGTTTTTAGTGTTACCGTCTGGTAGGAAGCGTAGTGTGGCCGATTGACCTTCTTCCATGTTCCAGTGTGGATAAATTGATCCATCTCCGCCGCCGGATCCACCACTGCCTGGTTTGTTTTCTGATGCTGCTAGTCTTGCTCTAATTTCTGCTAAGGATGCCATATTATGTTGCCTTTCTAAGTTGATTTAATATG